TTACTGATGAAGGCACTGTTATTAAATCTGGTACTGCTAATACTACAGTTATTCCTGGTCAAGTTGAAAAGTGGACTAGTTAATATTTTTGGTATCACGTCAATCCTCTCTGGAATACATACAGAGAGGATTTTTTATGCACAATGCATTTGTATTAGGTAATGGAGTTAGTAGACAAGCGATTGACCCTGCGGAGTTATTAAAATGGGGCCATGTTTACGGCTGTAATGCGCTGTACAGAACGTTCAGACCCACCGCGTTAATAGCCACAGATAAACCAATTGCTACAGAAATACAGGAAACTGGATATAGTGCAAACAATATTTTTTATACTCGTAAACCTATAGTCGGCTTAGGAGCAAAAGCTGCTCCAAAACAATATTATCCATTTAGTAGCGGGCCCTTAGCAATAGGTATTGCAGCTATTGATAATCACGTAAAAATATACCTACTAGGATTTGATTTAGGACCTACAATTTACGGAAAATTTAACAATGTTTATGCAGATACTGCTTATTATAAAAAAAGCAGTGATCAGCCTACATTTACAGGTAATTGGATTAAGCAAATATGTACAGTGGTAAGAGATCACCCTAAAACCCAGTTTGTAAGAGTAATGGGAGAAACTACTGCGCAAATAAGCCAATTTGCAGAATTAGAGAACTTTCAAGAACTGCCAATTATGCATTTCTTAGAACGAATAAATACTGGAAAGGATCTCTAGATGACCACAGGCAAAATAGTCAGCGGCGATTATACGTTAGTAACTTCAAACGCTGCAAGTAATGTTACATTTACTACAAATACCTTTAAAGTTTTAGGGCAAGTCTCTACATCAGGCAACGTCACTATTGGCGGATCTGCTAATATCGCTGGCAATGTAAATCTATCTTCAAATTTAAATGTTCCTGGCAATCTGAGTGTACAGGCAATTACTGCATCAGGTAATGTTACTGGGGCTGTTTTTATTGGTGATGGATCAGGTTTAACTAGTATTCCAGCTGGCAATGCTTTAGGTAATGTTATTAGCTTTGGTACCAGCCGTGTAGCCATTCCACAACTTTCAGGAAATGTTTTTGTAAATGTTGCTGGTATAAGCAACGTGGCAATTTTTACGTCAGATGGCATGACAGCATCTGGAAATGTAACTGGCAATACTATTACTGGTAATTTTTGGTATTGGGGCAATGGAACCCCGTTTACAGGTGGAGGTACAGTAAAGTACGACGCCTTACCAGTTGCGCCTGTTGGCCCGGATGTTGGTGATTTTTGGTTTAATACTACCAACGGTGTACTTTACCAATATAACGATGATGGTGACAGTGAGCAATGGGTAGATCAATCTGGTATTGCGCTGCCTGCAGGATCAAATGCTGCTGTAGCAAATACTGCGGCAATTAGAACTCCCTCAGCTGGATTAGTTGCAACTAGTTTTACTGGTTCTAATTTGTCAGTCAGCGGTAATGCAACAGCTTCATACTTTCTTGGAAACGGATCTCTTCTTACTGGTGTAGTAACTAGTATCTCAAATATTGTCAGCGGTACAAGTAAAGTTGATATATTGTCTCCAAATGGAGATGTATTAATAGCAGTCGGTGGTGCAAATGTAACAACTTTCACCGCACAAGGAATTGAAAATAATTTAGGTAACGGAGTTGGTAATATTGGTAACAGCTCATCATATTGGAATAGAGTATTTGCCACTTCAACCTCGGCTCTTTATGCCGACTTAGCAGAAATATATGAATCAGATGAAGCATACATTCCTGGTACAATTTTAATATTTTTTGGATCAAAAGAGGTTACAACCACTACTCGAGATCACGATCCAAGAGTAGCAGGGATTGTAAGCACTAATCCAGCATACTTAATGAATACAAAAACGTCTGGTGTAGCATTAGCTTTAACTGGCCGAGTGCCTTGTTTTGTTCAAGGCCCAATTAATAAAGGTGATTTAATAACCACAAGCAATTTAGCAGGCGTAGCTCAAGCCGTTGATCCTCTCGCATGGGTACCAGGATGTGTTATTGGTAAAAGTCTAGAAACTATTGAGGATAATGAAGTTCACGTAATAGAAATAGCAGTAGGAAGATACTAATGGCATTTTTTCCAGTAAGTCCCTCAGATGGACAACAAGCTAGTGTAGGTAATATTGTATATCAATGGAGTGCTGCCACAGGAGCATGGAATCGTGTTGGTACTACTGTTGTTCCATTAGTTGACGGTTCATTAGTTACAATAACAGGAAACTTATTAGTTTCAGGTTCAGGAAATAGTTCGTTTGGCGGAAATTTATCAATAGCTTCAAATTTACAAACATTATCTTTAAATGCCAGTGGTAACATTATAGCCTTAGGTAACATAGCCAGTAATAATTTAAGTATATCTGATCAAGTAAGAGCCAATGGAAATATCACTGGTCAAAGATTAATTAGTAATTCAATTATTTCAGCTACTGGCACAATATCTAGTCTTAATAATATTACAGCAGTAAACACTGTGCAAGGAAATTTGTTATTAAGTCTTGGAGACATATCAGCTACAGGAAATATACTTGGTGTTTTTGTTCGTGGAACAAATGAGGTAATTTCTGATGGTACTATTTCAGCTGCTGGAAATATAACTTCTAGTGGAAATATTTCTAGTGGTAATATCCAAACTTCAGGATTGATAAGTGCAACAGGTAATGTTAGGGCAGGTAATTTAATTGCGGTAGCAAATGTTTCTGCCGCTGGTAATGTTGCCGGTACATTTTTTATAGGCAACGGAGCTTTTCTAACTGGCGTTGTCACAGGAGGAGGGGGCGGTGCTGGTAATCGAGCAAATGTCTCCGTAACCACCGGGACTCTTGCAAATGCTGCTAGTTTTGTTGGCAATATTACATTAGCGGCTGGGTATGCAATTTATAAAGTTACAACCACAGGGGCAGCTTGGGTAAGATTATATAGTAACACTGTAACTCAATCAAGCGATTCAAGTAGAAGTCAGTTTAATGATCCACAACCAGGTGCTGGTGTTATGGTTGAGGCCATTACTACTGCTGCAAATACAGTTTTGATATCTCCTGCTGCTGTTGGCTGGAATGACTCAACACCTGTTAGCAACTCTATTCCAATTACAATTACAAACTTAGCAAGTGGATCTGCGAGCATAACCGTAACTTTAACATATCTTGGATTAGAAGTATAATGATTGTTAATACTGACACAGCTGAAGAAATTTTAAAACTTTTAGGCCCAAATCCTGCAGTTGAGGATTTAGTTGCCTATACCGATGAAAAATTTGGACTGACCAATCCTGGTGCAATTACAGGTTTAAATGCGCCAACTGAATATGTGGTTACGCTTGAAGACTATGATTGCCAAGACAATTTTTACGATGAAATGGAAAGTCTTGGCACACGGGGGTTTGCGCCCTCTAGAAAAGTTGAATGTTTGTTTCGTGAACCAACCTGTAGAAGTACCAAGTATTCGTTGACTCCTTCCGAAGCTGCTAAACTCCTTGAGGATCCAAGAGTAATGGCGGTTGAATTAAGCGACGCAGTCCGCGGAGTTAAACAAAAACCTTTAGGGTACGAATTTAGTGATGGATGGGATAAAAGCGGCACTAATGCATCAAATATGAAAAACTGGGCACTATTGCGATGTTGGTTAAGACAACAAATTCCAAATTGGGGTAGCAATGGTACTGCAAACCAAACCGGTGCTGTGACAACTACTAGTTCTGGCGCAAATGTTGATTGCGTAGTGTTTGATGGAAATGTTCTTCCTGCGCATCCTGAGTATGCAGTGAATGCTGATGGTACCGGTGGATCAAGAGTAAACCAAATAAATTGGTGGGCATATAATCCCCAGGTTACCGGTCAACCTGCTGGCACCTACAACTATTCTGCAGGCTCTGCTGGTAATAATGGACACGGCATGCATGTGGCAGGTATCATGGCTGGCAATACCTGCGGATGGGCTCAAAATGCAAACATTTATAACATTAGTCCATATGGCGAGCAGACTAACGGGTCCACAACTCCTGATTTATTACAATTAGTAAATTACATTAGATACTGGCATAATAGTGTTAAAACAGTTAACCCAAAAACTGGTAGAAAAAATCCTACAGTGGTCAACATGAGTTTTGGTAATCTTGGTAACTATTTTCCGCGTCAGCCAAATGGTCCTCTTGTGTTTGATCAAATTTACTACGGACCTACAAATACTACACAAAACTATCCGGCCAGCCCACCTGCAGGACAAACTGCACAACAAAACAGTTATAACGGCAATTGGGCACCACAAGCTTTCTACAACGGCGGTGTGCAACTGTTTAAAGACTACATGGACTTGTATGGTATTATTTTATGTTTTTTTACATTTCAAAATGCAGCAGCAGAAGCCGCTATTATGGATGGAGCAAACGAAGGTATAATATGGTGTGCTGCGGCAGGTAACAATTACAATGAAGCTGGTTTTTTAAACAACAATTTAAGATTTAATAGTTTTATTAGAAACGGTCCCGGCAATCCAATTTTTCATAATCGTATGCCCGCCCCGGCAAATGCTTCGTTTGGTACAGCGGGCACTGCTAACTACAG